CTTGCCGCCTCAATCCCGCTGCAAACTGATAGAAATTTCATGATGCAACGTGTGGATAGTTTGGAAAGAACAAAGGCCGGTCATGCGGCTCTGCAACATACTGCTGGGCATCACGATGGAACCAAAGCTTCACGGTAGGCTCGCCCTCTCCAGATCCTTCGTAGTTCCGCTGCTTGCGGCACAGAAGGTAATGATCAGGATCGCCATTCTGCTTGGCAAATTCGCCCTGTTCTTTGATCGCATCTTCTTTTGCTTTATTGCGAAAGACCAACATCACATTGTCCACCAGATCGGTAATTGCCCCCGATCCTTTGTTGTCGTGTTTATCGGGAATTGCATGCTCATTAGCTGGTTTCTTTAGATGGTGAACAAGATGAATGTGCATGTCATAGTCACGGGCAACCGATGTCAACTCATCGACAAATAGCTTTTGTCCGTTGTAATCGTCCTCACCCTTCACGCATTTTGCCAAGTTATCCACAAAAACGTGAGTTATCCCCAATTCTTTCGCACAGTACCGCACCATGCCAATGGTGGTAGCAGCATCAGCAGTCCCCATTTGGTCATACAACCACATGTTACCGGTGGTCCATTCCCCAAATTGATCATAAAGACTGTCCAGCGCATCAATGCCTTCGTCACCCTGAAACTCCACGCTAAACGGGTTGCAGCCAATCCACATCCGCGCCATCCGCTGTAGGGTGGTGGCTGGCTTCATCTCAAAGCTAGCTACACACACCTTCTCGCCCTGCCCAATGAGGCTAAGAGCCACCTGGGAAGTCATCAACGATTTGCCATGCCCGTTCTGCCCAGACCACAGGGTAACTTCGCCTTTGCGGAACTCAAAGTTTTCGTTGGTCTTCGCCCACGGCAAGTAGGTCACATGCTGTTTGACCTTTTCCCGCAATCGGCTTTTGATCACATCAACGTAATCGGATGCCTTTTTCACTTTGGTCTTCGCGTCTGTCTCCCGTAGGTACAGTCGGAAGTCAATCGTGTCACTCAATATTTCAGCCATGCCAATCAATCCAGTTATCGCAACATGCAATCACTTTGTTTGCAGAGTGCTTTATGCATAAATCCAAGAGCGTCTTGGCCCGTTCCACGCTGTAGCTGCTGATGTGGACATCTAAGCCAACAGTGTACCGCAAATCAAGTGTATTCAAGTTGTCATTATAGACACAGACCACGGGATCGTCCTGGAACTCTTCCCATGCTGTCGAGCAGGGGTAGTCTAGGAGCCAGATCGCAGACGGCTTGTAGCCCTGTATACGCATCTTGATGATGCCATCGTGACCTTTCATATCGCACCTGCCAATCTATTGCCGGTTACAGGTGCAGCCTTGGTAACCCACTCTGCCTTGAATGATCTCCAGCCCCTGATCACAGTTTCTGTCAAAGCAGCATCCAATGTCCAACCAGCAAGTGCCGCCTGTTTTTTGATGTCAGCAATGACCAGTTCGGTGATGGGTGCTTTTTTCACTTTTCGTGCGTCAACAAAGGACTCCCACACCTTTGGAGACACACCGTCAGGTGCTTCTACCCTATTATTATTTATTGGTTTATGTTTCTTGTTTAGTTGCACAGGTGTTGAACGGGCGTTAGACCTACGTTCAGCAGATGCTCTTCCTGCCTTGCTTGCATTGGAAAGACGCTCCCTGTATTGCGCGATTTCACGGTCACAACGAGCATTTGTCCAACCACTTTTGTCTTCTTTCAACATGAAAAAAGACTCCAAAACGTATTGAACAATGTCCTCATGTTCACGCATGCCTATCTGCCGTGCAACGGACGTTACACCGCTGTTCAACGGCTGTTCGTGAAGGTAGTATTCATCCAATAAACGCCTGTAGGCCAGGTCTTCCAGCAGGCTCAAATTGCGGGTGTGACTGATGTAGTCACCGATGTTGAATTGATAGTAGTGCATCAGTCTTCCCAGATGTTCCAACGTCCCGTTTTGCGGAATTCATCTTCCTTTTCTTGCTCCATTTCCAGCCTCAACTTCATTTCAAAATTAGCCCAAAAAGCGGCTTTCCTCGACTCGCTTGTTTCCATGCCAATCAGCCCACTGCGGTAGGCGATCTGTTCAATTTCATCTCGATTCATGCTTGCTCCTTAAAAAGTTCGTAAATGGGCTTCAGCTTTCGCCCTGTGGCGATCTCCAATGCAGTGACTAAGGAGGCCACAATTGCTGGCTCCAAGTCTTCTGAGCCAAGGTGAGATTCGATGCGGTCCGAGGCTAAACAAAGTAGCTCGTAGGCAAGTTCGGTTTCGATGGTTTGAGGTGTCATCTAGTGACCTTACATCAAAAAACAAGGCTTGCGTATTAGGGAAAACCCCTAGAAGAAAGTTGCCAAAACGCGATTAACATCCGCTCCACTGCAATCGAGCAGCAACCTTAAAGGACACAAAATGGAACTTACTTTGATGTGTGTTACAAAAATTGAACTTGGAGAAATTCGCAACCTTAACAGTTGCTCTACCCGCGCTTTCACTATCACGATGAAAGATGGAACTCAAGCAACCGTTACTTGTTTTGCTGACAATGACGAATACAAAGAGTCTACCGATGCTCTGAAGGTGGCTGTATGAAGACAGAGTACACCTACGAAGGCGCTCTTTTTGAGATTGAATGCGAGGTGGATTGGTGGGATTCCAAAGAAAACACCTATGCCACCATTGTCAGCATCAAACACGCTGGCGTGGAGTTTTGGGACATCCTACCCCGAGACACTATCCAGTTCATTGAAGAACAAATTAACAATCGCTGGGAGTAATGAAATGAAATCAATATTTGAACAGTACCAAGCAGAGTTCCAAGGCATTGACTATTGCTGTTATTGCCTCGAACCTAAAGGCGAAAAGCATTCTTGCTGCCACGAAAACCATTTCATCCCATTCGAAGATTTGGACATTCAAGAGCAGAAAGAAATCATTGAAGGCGAAATTGAACTTGCTGCATGGCAATCACAACAACAGGCAAAAGCATATGGACGTTAATACACTTCTCAAGCGCAATGTGAATGAACACACTGAGAAAAAAGGCAACCTGACCTACCTGTCATGGGCCTGGGCATGGGCTGAGGCACTTAAGGCCGATCCTGCTGCTACTTTTAAGCTAGAAACATTTGGCATGTATGGAGACAAGTGCTACATGGACATAAATGGCACGGCTATGGTCTTTGTGACTGTGACCATGTTTGGCAAACCTATGACCTGCCAGTTGCCGGTCATGGACCATCGAAACAAGCCCATCACAAACCCAGACGCATTTGCAGTCAACACAGCCATCATGCGCTGCATGACTAAAGCTTTGAGTCTGCATGGTTTGGGCTTGTACATCTATGCCGGTGAAGACCTGCCTGAGCAAGATACATCCCTGATTGACAACATCACAGACTCTATTCGCGCCTTGCATGACAAAGGCGATCTGGCAGGAATGTATGGCGAATGGGAATCCATTGCCGACAACGAAGTTCGGTTATCAGTATGGGCATTACTGAAACCTGACACAAAGGTGCGCTCTGCTATCAAAGCGTATAAAGAAAAACTTGAATCAACAGAAAGTAAGTAAATGGAATACGACAACACCAACCGAGGAAACCTCTTCAAGAATGACAAAAAGGAAGAGGAAAAACATCCAGACCTCAACGGCTCTGTCAACGTAGGCGGTACAGACTACTGGATCAGTGCATGGAAGAAGACCAGCAAAGCCGGTACGCCCTTCTATAGCCTCTCTGTGCGTCCGAAGCAGGAGCAGGTAAGGCAGAGTAGCCAGCCTACCCGTAAAAGCAAGGTAGACGATTTAGACGATTTCTTTTGATTTTTGGGGGGAAAGCGGATGCTGTGGTTGCAGACGCCTCAACCAGTACCAATGTGTGCCGTTCAAAGCTGGTTCGCCACAGACGCAGCGAGTACCCCCACCCTTAATTTTTTGGAACTTTTATGACAACATATGCAGATGTAGAAATGAACATTGTGAGATGGGCGGAAGCTCGAAAAATTATTCCGAACAGCAACCCCCAGACTCAATTACTAAAAGCGGTTTCTGAAATGGGTGAACTAGCAGATGCCACTATCAAACATAACGTAGAAGACATTCAGGACGGCGTGGGTGATGTGATGGTTTGTTTGATTGTGTATTGCGCTTTGCAGGACATCAATCTGGTTAATTGCATGGAAATTGCCTATGACGTAATCAAGAATCGCAAAGGCACTTTGTTGCCCAACGGGGTATTTGTAAAGGAATAGCTATGAAAATTGTTTTGGATTTTTTTGCAATGGTGGGTTTTGTGTCTTCAATGTTTGTGATGGGTTACTTGTATCAATACCATCATTTCACACCCAAATGCGGTACAGCTTCCGCAGTATTCACAAAGGACTGCAAATGAACATTTATCAATGCCAAAAATGGGCGCAAAAAAACGGGTTTGATACAGCAGAGTTTTACGCAGATTTCCCTATTGGGAAAAAGAAGTGCAAATGGCTTGATGCTTACTTTGGGTTTTTTGTAGTGCCTGGGTTTGTTGAAAAAGAGTTTTTAATGGTTGACCAAATTGACGAGATGTTTCCACACCTTATATGCATGCCGATTGAAACAGAGCAAGAGGCAACATGAGCGCCGATGATTACCAAATAGGTGGGACTCATTACAAGGAAATGAAAGTACAGCCTTGGAATGTTATGGAATCCATTTTGACCCCAGAAGAGTTTTTGGGATTTATCAAAGGCAACATTATTAAATACAGCATGCGCCAAGGCCGTAAAGACGGCAGCAATGATGACGCAGACAAAGCCATCCATTACATGGCAAAACTTCAGGAAATGCAATGTTCACAGTAATCAAAAAAATCCTACAAACACCCACCCCTATGGAATTGGTGGTCAAAGAATTGGTAGAAGCACAGCGTTCTAAGTTAGCAGCCGAAAGCGCCCAGGACTACGCAAGAAGCGTAGTTCAGTACAACATGGACCGCATCGAACGATTGACCAACACATTGAATGAAATGAAGGAGCTAGCATGAAAAATTGGAATTTATTTGCCCGTATTACATTGTTAGAGCAACAGGTCCATAAATTAACAGACCATATCAACCAATTGTCAGTACCGCCATCACCGCTTGCAGAACGAGCCTTGATTGAGTTTCGTAAAGCCCGCCAACGGGAATATTCGCGTAGGTGGTATCTCAAGCAAAAAGCCAAAGGAGCGCAAGCATGAACGAAGAAGATGAAGACTTGATGGTTACGTTATTTTTTGTAGCGTTCGTTATCTTCATTTTGTTTTTTGTTGGCATTGGATTAGTTGCATTTATATGGAGTTTGTTATGAAGACACCAGAAGACGAAGCGTTTGATGAAATTGAGCGTAGACAAGGCGGCGGGTTTAAGGCAAAACAAGCTATGGCTATGGACAAGGTAAGCCCTTTTGAAAAATGGTGGTATTACGAAGGAAGTGGCCCGCCGCAAAAAGGTGAGGACTACGAAGAACACACCAAACGGATGTGCGAAATTGCATGGAGCAATGGGGCTGATGTAGCAGCACAGCCAGTGCAGGAGCCTGTGGTGGACAGTTTTGAAGAATACTGCAAGACCTTGCCCCCGCTTTGGAATACGCATATCAGCCGCACTTATGCCGAACAGTTTTTTAAAGCCGGTAAATCAGCACAGCGCGAATGGGTAGGGCTGACGGATGAGGATTTGGCTGACTACTTAGGTGACGAATACCACAACATGACCACATCTGAATTGCGATTTTTTAGGCTTGGTGAGGCCGCTGCAAAGGAGAAGAACGCATGATTACGATTCTTGGAGCGTGGATGAGTTTTTGGTTTTTTAACTATGAGCACCGCTACCGTGCCAAATTTAAGGAGAAGAACACATGAAGCTATATAACGTACCTAGAAATAGCACGATCGTGCTTAAAGATGGGCTGGAGCTAAATTTTCACCACGTTGACGGTATGTACAGTGTGTGTACAGATGATGAGGGGAATGTGTACCACATTGCCGCAACTGAAGAGGTGGAAGTTAAAGAAGAGCAAACATAAATGACTTTGGAAAACCAGCACCATCAGCCTAAAGCCCCTGTAATTAGGGCGCTATTAAAAGCTTTCCCGGATGGCTTGAGTGTGAATGAAATAAAGTCCAAGACTAACATTGAGCAAGACAACATTAGAAAATGTCTTGGCAAGATGCCTGATGCTTATATTGACAGATGGAGAACGGGGAAATTTCGTGCTCCACCCGTAGCTATCTGGTGCGTTGTAGAAGTCCCTGAAAACTGCCCTAGACCAAGGAAACAAAAGGAATGAATATGAAAATCAATGCCACATTTCAAGACGAAGAAGAGGCCATCAAAGCTATCCACTCAGGGTATGCTTGGCAAACTCTGCATGAGATAAACGAAATACTGCGCCAACATAGAAAACACGACTTACCTTTTGAGCAAGTCGTGTCCAAAATCCAAGCGTCTGTTCAAGACGCATTGGCTATGATCTACCCTGATTAGGCAGTCTCTTCTTCTTCGTCTTCGTACTCTTCTTCGTCATCACCCCAATCGGCTTCTTCGTCATCAACCAAGAGCCATTCGCCGGTGTCTTCGTTTAGCCAGTACCAAACGTCATACTCTTCGTCATACCAGCAAAAGCACTCGTAGTCTTGATCGTAGACATACTCTTCGCCGTCTTCAAAAAAGCAATCAGGCAACAAATCAAATTCGTCTTCGTCTTCTAATTGCGCCGCACTGTTAACCAAAAATGTGAAATGAAACATAAGAAACTCCTAAAGGTTGATAACTTGTCCTCGAAATTCAACCTGAGTATCGCTCCACTTGTGAACTAACTCAGGCCACAAAAGCTTACCACCCTTGAATGTCAGTACGCAAAACCCAGACCTGTGGTTTAATGGGTTGTCTTCTCCGTATTCAAATTGTCGCCCATAGGGTTCTGCAAGAGTACCAGTATCTACACCATAACGATTACCCGTGTAATCAGCAAATGGAGTTACTTTAAGGCTATGCAAATGGCCTGTGACAATGCTTATGCCAGCGTTTACGGTATTGTTATGGGCTGCATGAACGCCGCTTTTATAACGGTGCTTAATAACGCAATTAGGCGTAGGCCATACAGACCAAGCAAACTCCCAGGCCGGTAAATGGTCTTCTAATTTAAACCCATGCACCTCACGATATTGCGGGGCTTGTACTGCTAATTTGTTGGCAAAGCGGGTGTCGTGATTGCCCCATGTGAACAACAGTTTACAGTTGTGTCTAGCGGCTTTGGCTGTTTCTTCTATCTCACCAAGATGCGCCTGAACCGCTTTTAGCTCTTCAATTACGGAAGGGGTTTTGGACCAGCCTAATGGGTCATGTCTGCTGATAGATGCGCCATCAAATGCATCACCGTTACTGATAACGGCATGAGGCTTTAACTCTTTGATAGCCCATAACAGCCCTTTGTAGGCAGTTGTGTATTCACCGGGCCAAAAGTGGGAGTCAGAAAAAACTATGATTGTTTGATCAAGTATGCCAAGCTCAACGCGATTAAGAGATGTTTTGATGGGCTGCATGTGGGCATACGGCCTAGCCGCCTCATGGAAATTAACAAGCGGCTGATTGGTTTCCGTTTCCAATCTTCTTCTTCGCCGATGAACAGCGCGTTCGTCCATTTCTAAAAATTCTGCTACTTTTGAAGCAGAACCTAGTTGATTCCATGCATGTATAAATTCACTATTAGAAACTTTAGCTTGCATAAGTGACCCCGCAAAGTTGCGCGGAATCTAACACATATCTATTGCATCATCATGCAATCTTTGCGCCAGCTTGAAGTTGGGCCATTGTCAAGCCGCTTGTGTATTGGAAATGCGGGTATTCTTTGAACGTCTTCCAATCACCAGCCCACTCTAACCCGCAGGACTTGCCGATCTCACCCACTTGTTTCCAAATGGTTTGATCGTCCCATACGGCCTTACCGTTGACCAATGGGACAACATCTAAGGCGCATCGATAGTTGTGCCATGACTGTCCTGCTTGGGCTCTGGTCACTATGTTTCCAGGGGTGGTGCGTCCTTGAGCATAGAGCGCGTTCTGGCTCTCGCTATCGCGGTAGGTAGAGGTAATCAATAGGTCAATGCCCTTAGCCTTAGCCGCCTCAACAAAGGCTTGTGCGCGTTGTTTAACAGGCGGTGCTAGGTCATCAAGGCTGCGGGAGTTAATCATATGGATTCCCTGCGTTTAGGTTTTACATCGTTTTCCATCACTTTGGCAGGTGCAGCAATGCAAGTAACCTCTACCGTAACTCCATTTATTTTTGAATATTTTTCTGCTTGTGCAAGTACCACTTGTTTGCATTCCTCTTCATCAGGATAAACAGCAAGCTGTTGCAGAAACTCACAATGCCCGTTCAAGCATATGTATAGAACGGGAATGAACAGGTTCACTTTGCTGCAACGCCGTTAATTTTCTCAGCGGTACGCATACCGGATAGACCAAGCATTCCCAACATCAAAGGCATCATGGTTCCCATGTCCATCTGAGGAAACTTCACAGGATGACCGTAAATGGCGCTACCCCACTCAGCAAGAGGGCCAACAACAAACTGCACGGCAAAGCCTGCACCACAGACCCATCCAATGCCTGGACGCCAGCCACTGACAAACACTGAAGGATTGGCGGCTTCTGCTTTGTTGATGTCCAACTGTCCAGCAATAATTGACAGTTCGCCAGATTGTTGAAGTTTGAACAATTCCATTTTGGCAGCAGCAGCTTGCACCGGATCAGGCCACAGCCTGTCCATGACTTTGCCACCAATGTCGAGAAGTGCGGATACAGGATCAAGTGCCATTTGAAGGTCCTTTATTAGTACGAATGTCTACAATCTTTTCAGCGGTCTTACCCGCAAAGATGGCAGTAATAACAATAATCATGGCTTGTCCCAACAAGTCCACATATGCTCCCCGAGTCTCTAAGTTAAAAACTGATAGCAGGGCAAAAAAGAAATAAGAAAACAACAAGAAAGCCACCGTCACCGGCTGAATGTTTCTTGCTAACCAGGATTCATTTTGCCCGTTCATACAGCTTTTCTATTTTTGTTCTGATACGCATGGTGTCTGATACGCCTAAGACTTGCGCCAGATTTGTGTAAATGAGTCCCAGCTGCTCTTTAGTGCAGACTTGGCCCGAGTCATCCAGCCATTCAACAATTCGATCATGTCTTTCCTTTGGGTTGTTGTTGCTGTAAGCAATGTTTACAAAGTCGCTGACACTACATTCTCGCTTTTGTGAAGCGCCATACACCAAACTGGCACACACAAAAAGAAGTAACCAGCGCATCTCATTTGTCAGCTTTGTTTTCTAGCCGGTCAAACAAGCGTTCTAAGGTGGCATCTATTTTGTCAAACCGGCTTTCAATGTCTTTCTTGCTGACATAGTTTTTAGGCAGGTCAATTTCAATGGCTTTAAGGTCTGCTTTCAAAGCTTTAACTGAATCCCAGATTTCTTTACACCACCAGCCAATGGCGACAAGAAGTGCGCCACCGACAAAGTTGAACATTGCTTGAAATTCCATGATTACCTCACAGGGGGAGCTACACCAATTAGTCTTCGTGGATCATAACCTTGAGCCACACCTCTACCGGCACGTTCTGCATAGTTTCTCATACGCAATTGACGGGCTTCTTCTTCAGCGCTTAAACCAGCATTTGTCCCCATTAAAGCTTGTGCAGCAGTAGCTACAGCAGGGCCTCCAAGTCCCGTACCAACATTAAATGCTGTTTCTAACAATCGCCCTGTATCACCTCTTTGAGCAGCATTGACAAGATCAGCGCCAGCAAACAAAGTTCCAGCTATGCCAGCCACTTTTGCCGCTTTGCCAAATCCACCTTTACCGCCATAAACACCAAAGTCTGAAGGCACGTTTTGTAGTTTGCGAGCATCACGGCCCAAAATAGTTTCAGGTATTTCGGATTGCAAACGCTGAAAGTATTGATTGGTCAATTTAGAAACATCAGCATTTACATCTGCCGATTGACCAAACATTTTTCCGCCAGTTAAAAATTCTTTGGCTTGTTGACGATGTTCTGGTCCAAGAATGTTGTACATGGAACGATCCAAATTACCAACATCAGGTCTAAATACAAAGCCTTCAGGAATTTCTGCCGCAGTTTTAAACGTAGTCTTTTTGGGATATGTAACGGCTGGCGTTGCGGTAGAAGCCAATGCTTCAGGTGGCGTTGGCACTACAGGTCTACTAGGCATGGCAGCACTAGTCTCAGCAGGTGTAGGTGCTATAGGCTTAGGCGCTTCAACCATTGCAGGGGCAACAGCTTCAGGCACAACAGGTGTAGCAGCAGGTGTTACCCCAGCCATACGAGCTTGCGCCTCTTGAATGGTCAGGTTGCGGCTAGGAGCGGCAACAGGAGCAGCGGGCGTAGCAGGCGCAGTACCATCACCCAAAAAATTACCAAAAGAAGGATCACTATGAATGTCCCAATTTTGAATTGGTGATGCTGCTGGTGTAACTACTGGTGCTAGTGGTGTTACGCGAGGGCCAGAGCCGCCTACAAATGGCTGGGGTTGCGGTGGTGCCGCATTAGCGGACATCTTGGAGCCAAGGTTATCAAACAAGCCTAATTTGTTTGCCCCATATGCCAATGGAATAGCAGCCAATGCACCAGTTAATTCTGGGTTGTTAGCAACCGCATTACGAGCGTAATCTAATGAATCTTGAATAGCATTGCCACCAGCGTTAGCTACATTGACTCCAACATTTCCAACACGTTGTTCAGGTGTCAAGCCCATTCCAGTAGGACTGACTGCGCCTGAAGCTATGTCCGCTGGAGTGGTTCCTGCGGGCGCTGTTGGAACAGACAAAATAGATTGCTTTTTAGCAGCAGGGGCAGCAGCAGGACTAGCAGCCACGGCTGGACTTGAATCCGCAACAGGTGGTGCTTCCACCTTGGTGGAGTTAAGGATTGATCTGCGCTCTTCTGCTTTGGCATCTTTTTGTGCCGACAATACTTCTGCCTCTATTTCGGCATCTGAAAAAAGACCAGAATCTTTTAAATGCGACCTAAGCTTGTCTGTATCTAAAGCCATGATTTATCCTTTAACGAGTTGCGGCTTCTCTTGCGGCTTTGGCTGCTGCTGCTTTTCGAGCGGCTAAATCAGGAGCAGGTGGGGCAGCAGCACCAGTTGGTGCTTTAGGCGCTTCTTTACTGGCAGGAAATTGGCTTGCTAAAGGAGCGGCTACGGGAGCAGGCACTGCTATTGATTCAACTCCTGCCGCAGGCAAAGTTGTATTTGTCAAAAACTCTCTAGGTTCACGCAAAATAGCGTCAGCTTTTTGTTTGTATTCTTTTAGCAAATTTTTGTATTGTGGACTTGCTGCAAATCCCGCTTGCAAATCACCCGGACGAGGAGGGCTACCTGCCGCACTTTTATCCGCAATGTCTTTTACATATTCACCATAAGCAGCATTTGCTTGTTGAGTAAAAATACCCTGCTCGGCTTGAATTCTGGCACGATGAAATTCATCTGTTACACCAAATCCAACGGTGGGAATAGCAAAAGGCATAGAAGGCAAAGCAGCTTCTTTTTGAGCCAAAGATTTAGCTAATGCCAATGCTTGCGTAAATTTTAATTGCAATTGACCTGTTGGATCTTTTTGTGCAAGACCACTAGCAAGTGCGTATTTGGCAAAATCATCTTGCGATTGAGTAAAGCTTTTTTCAATGTCTGAATTAACACCAGATGTACTTGTGTTATTTTCCAAATCTTGAAGCGTATATGATTTGCCATTGGCAGAAACAGTTTTGCCATCTGCACCAAATTTTGCGCCGGGTATGTTTAATGCGGCAGCAATAGCGGCTGAAACGTCATCATTTTCTTTGGCATTACCAGATGACATATTTTGCTTTAAACGCTCCAATGCTTGCCGTCTAGATTGGCTTAGTCCCAATGTGTTGTTTGTGTATTTAAAAACTAAAGCAAGTGCGTCTGGAGGCAAACCTGAATTTTTTAAATCATTGGTCATTTGACCTAATTGTTCATATCCAGTTTGCATGCTTGGCGCAGCAGCAGCAACCGTACCGGCTGTTTTGTAATCTTCATTGGCTTGTTTAGCCCAAGCAGAAGCATTTTCTTTTTCAACAATATATTTTTTGGATTGTTCCAATGTGCCTAATTTGCCTACCACCTTACTAAAGTCATCAGGTGACAATTGTTGACCAGTAGTTTCATTTCTTGCCCAATGGTAGTCGCCATTTTGGTCAACGCCATATTTAATCAAATCACCATTGTCGGTATTAATTTGAGTTTTTTCATTAATAGCACCGCCGCTTAACAATTTTTTAGCAGCGTTTACATTGCCAATTGCATATTGAACAAAAGCTTGTCCATACTGTGGAGCGTTATCAGCGTTTTGCCATAAATTAGCATAGGCCAATCTTCCATTTGAAGTAGCCATTCCACCAGCCGCCGTCACCTTATCAATAGTTTGTTTGGCTACTTCTTTTCCTTGTTCAGAATTTTGATAACGAAGCATGGCTGCTTTAGTTAAGTCTGGATCAAATTTAACTAAATTAGCGATTCCAACATAATCTTCTGGTTTAGAAGCGGTTTGCAAACGTGAATTAGCTTCAGCAATTGCGGTATCTTTTGGAGTCGTTAGTTGAACTGAAGCGATAGAAATAGGGCTTGCAACAACAACCGGTGCAGCGGGCGCAATAGAAGCAGCTTCAGGGGCTACAGCACCTTGAACAGGGCGTGTGCCATCATCCACAGAAATATTTTTAGCTAAAATTCCTTTGT